CTCGACGATCCAGAGGGCAGAATTGCTCTTTGCACCCTTGGGTCCATTAACTGGGGTGCCTTCCGCAATCCTGAGGACATGCGCCGTGCTTGTCGTATACTCCATCGCAGCCTTAACAATATTCTTGATTATCAAGACTTTCTAAGTATACAGTCTAAATTAAGTAATGATGAGATTCGTCCATTGGGCATTGGCATTACTAATCTAGCCTACTGGCATGCCAAGCGCAGTCTTAAGTACGGTGAGAAGGATGCACTAGGCGAAATCAAATCGTGGATGGAACATCAAGCATTCTACTTAACCGAAGCGAGTGTTGAGTTAGCTAAAGAACGAGGCAAGTGTGAAGGCAGTGATCAAACACGATACGGACAAGGTGTGTTTCCGTGGGAACTACGTGCTAATGGTGCTAACGAACTAGCAGACTTTACTCCAGAACTAGATTGGGAAACATTACGCACACAAATGAAAGAGCATGGAGTTCGTAACGCTACGCAAATGGCCGTGGCCCCTGTTGAGTCTAGCAGCGTTGTTATTAATTCAACTAACGGTATTGAAATGCCAATGAGTTTAATTACAGTTAAAGAATCTAAAGCAGGATCATTTACGCAAGTAGTTCCCGAATATCATAAACTAAAAAACAAATACCAATTAATGTGGGACCAAAAAGATTGCACAGGTTACTTGAAGACAGCCGCAGTTATTGCCGCTTATGTAGACCAAAGTATTAGCACTAATACATTTTACAATCCAGCACACTGGGCCGACCGCAAGGTGCCAACTACTTTGATTGCCAAGAACTTGATGCAAGCACATGCTTGGGGATTGAAAACATTCTACTACAGCTTGATCAATAAAGCAGGAAGTAAAGCAAAAGAAGAACGCACACCCGAAGTTCACTACAACGGGTTTTATAACGAAAGAGAATTGATCGACGAGGATGATGATTGCGAGGCTTGCAAGCTATGAGCTATGGCTTTATTAGAAACACCATTCTTAGAGAAGGCAAACCAGATTCATTAAAGATCAAAGAATTGCCCTATGGTGTTAAGGACTTAGCGCCTGCAATATCGAGAGATACTATTGACTACCACTATGAAGAGTTAGCCAAGACCTATGCTAAACGATACAATGCCAACGAAGGCGACCCGGACTTTAACGAGGCTGGAGTCTTCTTGCATAACATCTTGTTTCAGCAATATCAAAAACCTAGCGACAATAACTTACCAACAGGTAAGGTATTAGAGTTAATTGAAAAACATTATACTTCATTTGCAGGCTTTAAAGAAGCATTCTTAAAAGAAGCAATGTCAATTCAAGGCAGCGGCTGGGCGTATCTGGCCCGCGACGGCAAGATCAAAACTATTGTTAATCATGAGATTAAAAAAGACATTGTGGTATTAGTAGATTGGTGGGAACACGCCTGGGCATTAGACTATCAATCAGACAAGAAATCATATTTAAAAAATCAATGGACAATTATAAACTGGGAGCACATAAATGAGTCAAGCGCAATATAATCTAAACACAAAAACAGACTACCTAAGCCGTAGGATGTTTCTGGATCCAGCAGGTCCAGTTACTATTCAGCGGTTTGAAGAAGTCAAGTATCCTAAAATACAAAAAATTGAACAAACAGCACGTGGCTTCTTCTGGGTTCCAGAAGAAATTAGTCTAAGTAAAGATAGTAATGATTTTAAAGATGCCAGCGATGCAGTCAAGCATATCTTTACAAGTAACTTGCTACGCCAAACAGCCTTAGATAGTTTGCAAGGCCGCGGACCAGCACAGGTGTTTACTCCGTGTGTTAGTTTGCCAGAAGTTGAAGCGTTAATGTATAACTGGAGTTTCTTTGAAACAAACATTCACAGTCGCAGTTACAGCCACATCATTCGTAACATCTATAATGTTCCTAAAGAAGTTTTTAACACAATTCATAACACCAAAGAAATAGTAGACATGGCCAGTAGTGTTGGCAAATATTATGACGAGTTGCATAGAATTAACTGCATGAAAGAAATAGACGGATCAGTTAATGAAGAAGCGCACATTAGAGCAATTTGGATGGCACTGAATGCAAGTTATGCACTAGAAGCATTCCGCTTCATGGTATCATTTGCTACAAGTTTGGCCATGGTTGAAAACAAAATCTTTGTTGGTAATGGCAACATCATCAGTTTGATCCTACAAGATGAAGTGTTGCATAAAGAATGGACTGCCTTGCTAATCAATACAGTAACTAAAGAAGACGAACGATTTGCTAGAGCAAGAGAAGAATGTGCCGACGAAGTGTATAATATGTATCTAGATGTTATTAGAGAAGAAAAAGCATGGGCTGACTATCTTTTTGTAAAAGGACCTGTTATTGGCCTTAACGCTAATATTTTAAAAGAGTTTGTTGATTATACAGCAGCCACAGCATTAAAAGACATTGGTATCAAGTACAATAGTCCTTCACCTAAGTCAACTCCTATTCCGTGGTTCAATAAGCATAGTGATACAAGCAAAAAACAAACTGCATTACAAGAAAATGAATCAACAAATTATGTTATTGGAGTCATGGGAGAAGGTATTGACTACGATGAATTACCCATGCTATAATGTGTTATGAAAACCTTTAGAGAATACATAAACATTATAACAGAATCTACATCAGTAAATGATGATTGGTTCAAGGATGGCGGATTCAAAACCTACAAACACCCTGCCAAAGAACGTTATGAGATTGCAGATGAGCCTGGCACTATTGATACGCTCGAAGGCCCAGTTAAGTATCCTGCGGGCTACTATATCATGACTGGCCCAAAAGGCGAACAGTATCCTATCAGTCCAGAAAAGTTTGTTGAACTTAAGGACGATCTAGGCGATGGTGTTTGCACACCAAAGAAGATTGTAAAATGGGCTAAGTTAGCCGATCATTCTGGATCAGTTGATACTAGCTGGGGTGAGAAGTTACACTATAATCCCGGCGAAGATGTTATTGTTCGTCACAGTGAAAATGACTACGGGGTTGTAAAGAAAGATATCTTTGCACAAACATATGACACAAAGGAAATGATGTGAAAGCGATAGTATGGAGCAAATATAATTGTCCTTATTGTGATCAAGCAAAGGCATTATTAAAACAAAAAGGTATTCCGTTTGAAGAAAAGAAAATTGGGGACGGATACACTAAAGAAGAATTGTTAGAAGCAGTTCCAACTGCAAGAACAGTACCACAGATTTTCTTAAATGAAGAATTAATCGGTGGATTTACAGAATTAAAGAAAAGGTTAACAGATGCTAATTGATAAAGGCGTAAGCCCAGGCGAAGTAGTTACAATTAAAATGACGACTGGCGAGGAACTTCTAGCTAAACTAGTTGAAGAAAAACCAGACGGTTACAAAATTACTCGACCTATGGTATTAAGTGTAACACAACAGGGAATTGGAATGATGCCTTACATCTTTACAGTTCATCCAGACAAAGAATTTGTTTTGAATAAAACAGCAATCACTACAATAGTTGCTACTGAACCAGATTTTGCTAATCAATACATTCAAAGCACAACAGGTATTAGGTTAGCCTAAGGAGAAAATTATGCCAGCTGTAGCTAGACAAGGCGACCCAACAACAACCGGACACGGATGTGATGCTACATCAACAGTGGTTGGACCGACCGGCGCAGGTGCAAAGGTATTTGTTAACGGGATAGCTGTTGAGTGCCAGGGAGATCCAGTTGCCCCGCATACTATTCCATCCGGACCAATTTGTGTTGGTCATTCAGCAGTTATTAATGTTGGATTAGGTACAGTTAAAGTTGGTGGAAAGTCATTGGCCCGAGTCGGTGATTCAACTGACGGTGGCGCCATCACTGCAGGTAGTCCTAACGTGTTTGCAGGATAACATGAAAAAACTATTTTGGAACATATTAGGTTTTTTAAGTTTAGGAATGGCTTATGTTGGATTTGTTACTCCTGGTATTCCCTTCTCAATTTTCCTAGTGTTTTCGGCCTATTGCTTTGCCAAGGTAAATCCTAAGATGCATGCCTGGTTGTACAACCATAAATGGTTTGGACCATTCTTGACCAACTGGGGAGAGAAGCGTGTGTTCCCCAAAAGTGGAAAGATCTTCATGGTAGTGGTCATGGAGAGCAGTTTACTCATCATGTGGTTTACTACAGGAAATCTCAAAGCAGTGGTCTATACAGGTATCACTATGTTGTTGGTTGCTATTTGGGCATGGAGATATCCAGCGACCCGAGAGGAATGGCAACGTAGAAAAGATGCCGGCGAAAAGATTGGGTGGTTTAAATGATCAGACCGGATGTAACACCACTATTTGGAATCCCTCTTTATAAATCATCAATAGTACCTCTTGATCCTATTACTTTTAATAAACTACTAAATTTAGAGTATGAAGTTCCAGCTTACGAGAATGAAAATTTTACTCATCAAGAAAGTGCGGAAAGGCATCTACTAGATAGGCCTAGTTTAGTTGGCCTTAAAAAACAAATCCAATCAAAGATCAACGAATACGTGCATGATATACTTGGTATTGACAAAACACTAACTTGGGAAATTACTACATCTTGGGTTAATAAGGCCAAGACCGATGACAGTCACGCCAGTCATTGGCACAGCAACAGTTTAATCAGTGGAGTATTATATTTGAAATTGGACGATAAGTCTGGAAACATCTGTTTCCACAAAGCTCAAACATGGTACAATATTTTTGGCAATACTTTTAAATTTGATACAGACAAGATTACAGATTACAATGCAGAAACTTTGCTCTTTAGTCCAAAAGCATACGACGTTTTGTTGTTTCCGTCAACTCTAGCTCATTCTGTATTACCAAATGAATCTACCGAAGATCGATTTAGTTTAGCATTTAATGTATTTCCAAAAGGTGTTATCGGAAATGGTGGAAATAGTGAGTTGACATTATAGTAGATCGATGCTATAATAAATACATGATAAGAAATTATCTTTAACAATCAGGAAAATAAGTAAATGGCAACAGGTAAAGTAAAATGGTTTAATGAAACCAAAGGTTTTGGATTTATTACTCCAGACAACGGCGGTGAGGATTTGTTTGCTCACTACTCAGCGATTCAAACATCAGGATTCAAAGTTCTGCAAGAGAATCAATCAGTAACGTTTGACGTAGTACAAGGTCAAAAAGGCAAACAGGCTAGCAACATTCAGCCCGCTTAAAGAATTGTTGTAGTCCTTGAATGGACAAAGTTGTAAAGTAAGGCATTCTGGACGCGGGTTCGACTCCCGCCAGGTCCACCAAAAGGGCACTACACCCCTCTTAATAATGGGCAACCTTGTAGTGCGTTTTTGACGGGC